TACTGCGACTGCGGCAACGAACTAAGACACGCAGCGTCGCGTATCTGCCAAGAATGCGCGGACAAGCGACTCGCAGGTGGTGGGCTATGACCGCGACCTGCATCGGCAAGCACACCGACGACCCGCCACTGACCACCCACGGGATGCTGTGCACACGATGCCACGGACGCCTCGCCCGGGCTCTCGCCGACATCGTGGCGCTATATCCACTCTTGGATGAGCTGTTGATCCCCGGCAGCAACGGCAACGGCGGCAGCCGGGGAAAGCCAGGTTCACGGCCACCCTGCAACGTTGATGTCATCGACCTCACCGACCCGCGAGGAGAAACGCACGCACAGATCGCCGGGTGGACGCGCATCGTGATTGAAGAACGCAGGCTTGCAGCTCAGCCGGCCGACATCGAACAAGCCGCACGACTGCTGACAATCCACCTCGACTGGATCGCCGAACAGCCTTGGTGTGACGAGGCGCTGCTAGAGATATCCAATGTCGCGTACAGAATCAGGCGAGCCTGCAACGACTTACCCGATCCGCCCATCGGCACCTGTCCCGACATCGACCCCCGCGGCGAGACGGATCGCTGCGGTGGGCCGCTGCGCTGGATCGACGGCTACGTCCAATGCTCCCGATGTGATGGTCGCTGGGACAGTAGTTCGCTGATTTACCTAGGTCGCGTATCGCCCATCAACATGTGGGGATCTGTCCCGCAAATAGCCGAGATGGTCGACGCATCAGAGCGGACAGTCCGAAGATGGGTGTCCACAGGAAAGGTCCGAAAGAACACCTTTGGACAGGTCCGACACGCCGATGTGTGGCATATACTGGCAGAGAAGAAAGCGACCCCCAAGCGTCGATCACAAGGCGTTCGACCTGGCCCGTGACACGCCGACTACGGACCTCGTAGACAACCCTCGACTAGCCATGTAGAGTGGCCGATTAGAGGGCGTAGACGTATGCCTTCACATCCGAAGCCCCGATCGTCTCTCCGCCGCAAGGCGCCGACGCAGTCGGGGCTTCGGTCTGCAACCCGACAGGAGCAGCCATGGCGATGAGCGTGCAATGCACCCACGGCGAAACATCCGTCATCGCCGAAGTCGACGCCGACTACAACCCGGACCTGATGGACGACCTGTGCCGCCGCGCCAGCTCCACCCTCGTCTCGGCATTGGCACAACTGTTCGCCGTCATGACCGACGACTGAACCGATGCTCACCGTTGTGACCAGCGCTCACGTCGTCAAACTCGACCCCGGCCCCGACGTGGTCGCAGCCCGCATCGCCGAGCAACGTCCGGCGCACGTCATGGCCGCCGCTGCCGACTACTACGCACGGCGCGCCGACCGATGAGCCGGCCGCGACCCTGCCTCGACTGCGGAACACCAACCCGCAACAGTCGCTGCCCCGCCTGCACCGCCACCCGCGGAAACCCCTACGACTACGCCTGGCAGCAACTCCGCGCCCACGTCATCGCCCGCGACAACGGCATCTGCTGGGCCTGCGGAAAGCCCGGTGCCACCAGCGCCCACCACCTGCGCGCCGTCAAACACTGGGGCGCCGGACTGCCCGACCCCGCCGACGTTGTCGCCTGCCACATCGCCTGCAACGCCAAGCTCGGCGCCCCCATCTGAGGAAATCGCGCCGAAACCGCGCCAGTTTTTGCACGGAGCGCACGGCGCTAGACCCTGGCCAACTACTTTTTGCGCGTATAAATCCCGCTTCGGAAAGGGTGAAACCGAATGCCCCCGACCCGCAAGCCCGCGCACCTGCGCCAAAACCGGGTCACCAAGGACGTCGGCCTGGTAGTCAACCCGCACGCCGAGACCCCGCCAGCGCCGTGCCGTCTGCGCAAGGCCGCGGCTCGCGCCTGGCAGGCGTATTGGACCAGCGATGTGGCCGGGGCGACTGACGGCGCCGACCTGAGTCTGGTGGAGCGCTGGATCAAGAACGTGAACCGCTACGAGGCGCTGATGGCGCAGGCCGACCGGACGCCGATCGTGGCCGGGTCGACCGGGCAGCCGAAGGCGAACCCGCTGTACGACGCGGGGCTGGCGTTGGAGCGGGCGATCAAGGCCGACGAGCAGCAGATGGGGATCGGCCCGCTGAACCGGGTGAAGTTGGGCCTGGTCATCGGGGAGGCGCATCGCAGTTTGGCCGATTTGAACGCGGAGGTGGACGATGTCGACGACGACCCCCGCGCCGCCCTCACCGCGGTCGCCGAACGTACCGACGGTTCTGCCCTGGCCTGATCAGGTTCCCGAGCCGCTGTCCCGGCCGCCGTTGACCGACGCGCCGTCGCACGGCCCGCGGGTGGCCCGCTGGATCGAGTCGAACTGCGTCTACGGCGAGGGCGACAAGTTCGGCCGGCCGGTGCGACTGGAGTTGTTCCAGAAGATCCTGCTGATCTGGCTGTTCGAGTTGCGCCCCGACGGTGGCTACCGCTACAGGCGGGCACTGTTCGAGTTTCCCAAGGGCCAGGGGAAGACCCCGCTGGCAGCGTGGGTGGCGGCGTACCTGCTGGCACACCAGTCGTCGGCGGTGATCCCGGTGGCGGCGGCGTCCTACGAGCAGGCCGAGCTGCTGTTCTCCGACCTGCGCACCTGCGTGTCGGAGTCCCCGAGGCTGCGGCCGCATTTCGACGCCTTCGAGGGCGAGATCCAGGTGCGCGCCGGTCAGGGCCGGGCCTACAAGGTCGCGGCGGTGGCGGGCACCAACGACGGGCAGCGGCCGAGCGCGTTCATGGCCGACGAGATCCACGAATGGCTGGGCAACAAGGCCCGGGTGCATCTGGTGATCTCCAACGGTTGCGCGAAACGCGCCGGGTCGATGGTGATCAACACGACCACACCGGGTTTCGACACGGAGACCCTGGCGGGGCAGTTGCACGCCTACGGTCAGCGGGTCAACGCCGGGGAGATCGTCGACGACGAATTCCTGTTCGTGTGGTGGGGCACCGACCCGGCCGGGTGGGATCTGGACGACCCGGTGCAGTTGCGGGCGGCGATCCGCGCCGCGAATCCGGCGGCCGACGCTTTCCTGCACGTCAACGATGTGGCCGCCCGCTATCACCAGACGCCGCTGCACGAGTTCGCCCGTTACCACCTGGGATGGTGGACGACGGTGTCGGATTCGTGGCTGCCGCCGGGCACCGCGGGGGCGCTGGTCGATGAGCATCCGATCCCCGACGGCGCCGAGGTGGTGCTCGGGTTCGACGGGTCGTACAACGGCGACTCGACGGCGCTGGTCGCGGTGTCGGTGGACCCTGAGCGCCCGCACATCGCGGTGGTGGACGTCTGGGAGCGCCCTGATGCGATGCGCGGCGACTGGTCGGTGCCGATCGCCGACGTTGAGCAGGCGATTCGTGAGTCGTGCGCTCGCTGGCAGGTCGCCGAGATCGCCTGCGACCCGTACCGATGGGCGCGGACGTATCAGATTCTGGAGTCCGAGGGGCTGCCGATCGTGGAGTATCCGCAGTCGCCGGCGCGGATGACCCCGGCGTCGCAACGCTTCTACGAGGCGGCGACGAACGCAACGATCAGCCTGGACGGCGACCCGCGGCTGATGCGACATCTGGCCAACGCGACGTGGAAGGTGGACGCGCGCGGCTCCCGGCTGGCCAAGGAGCACCGCAACTCCACCCGCCGCATCGACTTGGCGGTGGCCGCGGTGATGGCTTTGGACCGCGCCGCGTGGCACGCCGCGCAGGGTGCGGGCGCGAACTATGACGCGGCCGCGTCCGTGTGGTGAACCGATTTGAGGAGACTTCATGCGTGACGGGCTGATCTCGACGGCCGTCGAGGTGCTGGGGCTGGTGCTGATGCTGGCCGCAGCGTGGCTGTGGGCCACGCTGGCAGGCGTTTTCGTCACCGGTGGGGTACTTGTCCTGGCCGGGTACGTTCTGGGCGCTAGGACGCGACTGTGAGCCTGTTCACGCGCCCCGAGCGCCGCGCGGTGACCTACCAGGACGTGTGGGGGTCGGACGCCAACTTCGACGCCTCACCGGGCGACTTCGCCACGTTCGTGCCGGTGTTCGCCGCGGTGCGGCTGATCGCCGACGCGGTCGCGCAAACCCCACTGCACGCCTACGCCACCGACGGGTCGGGGCGCCTAGACGTCCAGCCGGCGTTCCTGCAACGGCCCTCGACGCACGGCACCCGCTACGACTGGCTGTACCGGCTGGCGTATTCGCTGCTGGTGCGCGGCAACGCCTACGGCGTGGTCACCGGTATCGGTGACGACGGTTGGCCCGACGTGGTGGAGTGGCTGAACCCGGCCGACTGCGATGTGGTCGACGACGACGCGGTGATGCGCCCGCTGTTCACGGTCAACGGCCGGATCGTCGACCCGGGTGCGATCCTGCACATTCCGGCGTTCCCGCTGCCCGGCAAGGTGAAGGGGCTGTCCCCGATCCGCGCGTTCGCCACCACCACCGATGTGGGCTGGGCGGCGATCCGGTTCGGCCGGGACTGGTTCGCCAACAACGGCAATCCGGGCGCGGTGCTGCGCAACACGAAGAAGCCGATCATCGACGAGGCCGATTCGAAGGCGATCAAGGCGAAGTTCAAGGAGGCGGTGAAAGGCCGCGACCTGCTGGTCACCGGCGCCGACTGGGACTTCTCGTCGGTGTCGATCCCGGCTGAGGAGTCGCAGTTCCTGGCCACGATCAAGGCCAGCGCCAACCAGGTCGCGGCGATCTACGGCCTGCCGCCGGAGCGGATCGGCGGGGAGGCCGCATCGAGCCGGTCGTACGCGAACCTGGACATGGATTTGCGCTACGTCCGGTCCACGGCGATCGCCGGGTGGCTTACCCAGATCGAGCAGGCGCTGGACACGGTCAGCCCGCCGCGGCAGTACGCGAAGTTCAACATGGACGCGACCATTCGTGCGGACACGCTGACCCGGATGCAGGCCCACGAGATCGCCATCCGCACCGGCGTGGAAACCGTGGATGAGGCCCGCGAGGTGGAGGACAAACCGCCGCTGTCGGACGCGCAGCGCGCCGACTGGCTGGCCACGTTCCGCACCCCCGCACAGCAGTCGCAGACCCCGGCGACCCGCATCCTGCGCAACCGCACCATCACCGACCCGACAACCGGCACGCTGACCGTGTTCGGCGACGACGACACCACGCCCGTCCTGACCGCTGACCTGTGGGACGACAAGGACGCCACCACCCCGTATTCGGGTGCCGGTGCTGACCGCCGCGACCGTCTGGAGTGAACCGATGCGCCTACTGCTGTTCGCGCTGATGACCGCGGTGGGCTACTGGCGGGCCGGGTGGCATCGTGACTGACCCGACCTTCGGGCTGGGTCATCCCGGCGGGCTGATCGTCACCGGCGGTCTGGGCCATGCCGAACCGGCACCGGCCGGGGTGATGGCCGCCACCATCACCGGCACGACCACGATCACCGCGACCCTGTCCGCTGACAGCGCCAGCACCACCGTCGACCTGCTGGCCGCGACCATTGTCGGCACATCGGCGCTGACCGCCACCGCGGCGGCCACCCTGACCGCCGACGACATGACCCTGCTCAGTCTCAACCCCGACCTGTTCCTGGCCCTGGCCGCATGAGGGAGAACACCCGTGAAAACACCTGAGATTCGCACCGCGCGCATGGCAGTGGAGTTCCGCGCCGCCGACGGCGGGCTGGGCACACTGACCGGCTACGCCGCGAAGTTCAACACGTTGTCGCGCAACCTGGGCGGTTTCGTGGAAACCATCGAGCCGGGCGCGTTCAACAAGAGCCTGGCCGACGGGGTGCGGGTGATGGCCCGCTACAACCACGACGACATGGCGCTGCTCGGCACCACCGACGCGGGCACCCTGCGGCTGATGGTCGACGAGGTCGGCCTCATCTACGAGATCGACATGCCCGACACCAGCTACGGCCGGGATGTGTCGATCCTCGCCGAACGCGGCGACATCCACTACTCGTCGTTCGCCTTCCACATCCCGGTCAACGGTGACGAGTGGGGACTCACCGCCAACGACTACATGCTGCGCACCATCCGCACCGCGCACCTGGTCGACGTCGCCCCGGTCAACGACCCGGCGTATCTGGACACGTCGTCGGGCCTTCGGCAGTTGGCCGCCTCCCGCAGCCTCGACCTGGCGGTGGTGACCGCCGCCGCGGAGGCCAACGACCTGCGCCGGGTACTCACCAAGCCCGACCTGGACCCGCAAGGGTCCGCCACCCCACAAACTCCCACCGCCGGACAGGACGACATCCGTTCGGCGCTGGACGAGGCCCGCGCGGCACTGGCCGCCAGGGCCATGTGAGCACGGACAGCGCGACCCGCGTCCGCGAGCACACCCACCCACACATCACCGACGTCTAAGGAGACGCCATGTCCATCGTCCAGACGATTCTGGATCAGCGGGCCACCGCCTGGGAGCAGGCCAAGGCCATTGTCGACACCGCAGAGGGCGAGTCCCGCGCGCTGTCGGCCGAGGAGCAGACCCAGTTTGACACCATCAACGCCGAAATCGACCGACTCGACACCCAGCGCGCCTCGATCGAGGCCGCTGAGCAGCGCGC